GAGAGTTCTCTTTCCAAATAAATCATGTAAATCTGGTTCATGCCAAGAGTCTCCATCATCTAAATCTTCCTTTATATGTCTATCCATTTGGCCTGCCAATCTATATATTTTTTCCATTTCTTGAGCCGATAGAGGAGGCTTCTTATTTGTAGCTGCTTTTTGTAATTTACTTAAAATAACTTCATAATAATGCGATATATGTTTGTCCGCTTGGGTTATAACTAATATTTTATCTCTAGGCACAACAAATGTCTTATCATTTGTAAAAAGTATCCAAGGCGCTAAAGAAGTATCATCTTTAATACCGAAATTGGTATGTCTTTTAACCGTTTGTAATTCTAATGCGTTTGTGATTCGTAAGAAATCTTTATCAACTGTTATACTACCCATAATAGTAGTACCATCAGTTAATTTAACCATCCGATAATCTGTTTTATCAGTCATATAACTATTTAGTCCTTTAGATTAATATTATGTATTTCGTAATCAAATTCTTCTTCTGTGTATATATTTATTCTTTCCTGAAAGTGCTTTAAGGTAAAATTTTCTTTTGACCTATATTGTAAATCATCTGCTATATCATATAAAGTAGCATTAACTTTATTATCTCCTAATCTTAATCCTCTACCTATTGATTGTAAATTTCTTATTCTACTTTTAGATGGACTTGCAAAGATTATATTATGTAGATTCTTGATGTTGATACCCGTTGAGAAAGTTCCATAGGATGCTACAATAATAGCATTGCTCTCCTTTTCAACTATTGCCCGAGCTTTCTCTCTTTCTTCAGCTTCCACACCTCCATATATATAAAAAACCTTTCGGTCTTTTTCCGCTTTATCTTCAATGTTTTTATATAAATCTCTACCATGTTTCTCTACCAATTGGTACAGTACCAAAGTATTACCTTTTATTTTAAGTGCCAAATTACGAATGAAATTATTTCTTGACTTACTGGTTACTAGATAGTCTATTTCATCTTGATATTTCCCACTTGCCACCATTTTACAATTAGCTTCACTATGTTTGAGGATCAAGCATCTCACGACCAAATTACTTAACTGTTTCTTATCAATGAGCTTTTTAGTAGTTGTAATCTTATTTACGGCACCGAATAATCCTTCTAATACTAACTTATGTGTATGAGCACCGTCTAAAGTTCCTGTAAGACCAATACGATATTTACAATCGGTAAGTTTGGTCATAATTTCTGTTAATGATCTTGACTTAAATAGATGTGCCTCATCACCAAACACAACACCAAATTGTTCAAAATATGATTTAGGTAATCTATATAAACTTTGCCAAGTAGATATTAATACTTTCTTATCTGTTTGATTCGAATACCCACTATATAATCTATGACAATTTCTTTTTACATTCCAACCATATGATTCAAAATCGGTATACATCTGCTCAACTAAAGAGGTTGTAGGTACAATTAATAAAATCCTATTGTTAGACTCATCCTTGATTAGATGTGAATAATAACGAATCAATGCATATATGATATATGATTTACCTGACGCCGTAGGACTTAATAACAACATCCTATTGCGTTTTAAACTATGATATATTGCGTCTATTTGATAATCTCTTACCTCAAATTTTTGACCTAAACTATTACAATATTTAACTACTGTTTCTCTATTTACTTTATGGTCTATATCTACATTTTTACCACAGACAACTTTGTAACCTCGTTCTTCTGCAAATGCTTTGATATATGGAAATAATCCAAAATAGATTTCTTTATATTTTTGAGAGAATAATCGTATCTTACCATCCCAAATTCGGTTCCGAAATTGAGGCATATACTTGTATCCAGGAACATAGAAAGTAAAAAATTCCGATATCTCTCTTTGTATATTAGGGTCGCAGTCAACCGTAATATATACTTCGTTTTTCTTTTCTATTATTAATAGATCAGTATTTTGCGGATTGGAATTCGTGGCGTTCACCTAGTTGTCCTTTTACTTGTATATTAAAAGAAATACTTATACGATCTTTTGTTGACCGATTTATAGGAACCCAATGTACTAACCATGAAGGAAATATTATTATTCTATTTGTTTTTGCTTTGTAATGTAATAAACTTGCGTTGTCAATATGGTCTACTTTTTTTCTTGGTAGTATAACATTGGCACCTGGTCTTGGGTCTTGAAAAGTAATTCCAGATGTATTATCGGCGTCTATATAAAAGACACCACTTAAAAAATTATTTGAATGTGTATGTGGCTGATGAGTTTCACCAGGTTTTAATACATTACCCCACATACCAGTTATCTCTATTGTATCTGCTTGATATTCCATAATATCAATTGATTTAAAAACTTCTCTACTAACATCTTTAGCAAACCATTTAAAAGGTTCTGTCTTATCTAAATCAGGTCCTGTTTGCCAATTAGGTTTTCTTTTTTCATATGAATACAGTATTTCATCTTTCATACCAGGTAATCTTTGAGGTACTAGAAAATCATCTTGAATAAAAAGATTTGTAGGAAATATTTGTTGATGTTCCATTAGATTGCACCACTAGTGAATTTTTTCCATTCAATAGCATTTTTAATTAAGAAAGACCTATTGTTTACACCTCTTAATATCTGTTCAAGATATTTAACTATTTGATTTAAATAAGCAACCTTTTGATCTGCTCTTTGTAATTCTGGATCTGAATCCATATAGATATGAACATCTGATTTTAATACTTTTATATCAAAAGGTTTTTCTTTATATACACTAGGGTCTGCTTTACCTGTGTAGTATTCCCACTTATTTTTTATCATAGTCTTATGTTCGTATTCTGCTTTCTTTAACAATAAAGAAAACTTATTAAAGTGTATTAAATATTTGTTATGTAATAAAGGTATACTTACCGATTCTGAATCTAATTCGGTATCATCTAATTTAAAATCTTTACTTACCTGCTGTTGTAATTCTTCTAATGTCATACTGGTATTATATCACCTTTTTAATTAATTGTAAAGCTTTTGTTCCATTTCCTTATGTGTAATATATTTTAGATTATTACAAGAACTCCATTCTGGGATTTCCTGGTTGGTTGGTGCAGCGTCAACCTTTTTATTTACCTTATAGAATTGGACATTTTTAAACTTATCAAATGTATTCTTATGTTGTCTTATCCAATTAAAAGTTTCATCTGGATTATCAGGTCTAGCTGCCAATGCGTCTTTTTCAGCATAACTATTTGTACCAGCATATATATTATTAACCCTTTTAGTATCAGAATATAAATCATGTCCTACAATATATACCTCTTCGGCACTCAATTCACAAGCAAGATATACCGACCTACTGCCTGTTGCACAAGCAAAATTATCTACATCTGGCTCTATACTTGTAACCATATCTTTTTTATGCACCTGTGTCACATAAGTTATACCTAAATTTTTACCTTTAACTAAAGTGAAAACTCCATCAGCGCCATGGTAAACACATTCTCCATTTGAGTTTATATTGGAGTCGGTTTTTGCTTCGCAAGTAGCCAGCATTTCATGTGCTACTTCAACTGGAATTGGTGTCCAATAACCTAAATATGAAAGATTAGTGTCAGCATATCCACTACGGTATATTTCGTGTGCTATTCTTGAATCTAATGCTACCAATATGTCTGGAGTGAAATCTCTATAAATTGCGTTGCAACCTATTACTGTTGCATATTGTTTTAATTTGTTGAGGTTTAGACCTTGTCTTGATTGCCCATTACCCAGGCAGACGGCCTTATCTATCCATCTTAAAGTTTTCATCAATAATCATTTTCTCTTAATTACAATTTTCTTCTTTTAATACTTCAGACCAATCATTGTCTTTATCAACAAACCATATATAAGATTTTGTAATAGTTTGTGTGCCTGGCTCATTGTCTTGCAAACATCTTTTTCCAACTAACACTTGTTTGTTTGTACAACTAATAACTAAAAACATTAAACTAATGTAAATTATTATAGTCTTCATTTATTTCCCCTTTCTTATTATTAAATTTAATAAAAGAATAAAAGGTAATAATATAATCCAATGTATTATAATCCATAATTCAGTTATAAATTTTTTTATATTATGAAGTAGATATTTGTACAATTTCATAATACATATAATTAAAACTTGCTTGTACTCGCAAGTAATCAACATCACTTGCCTTAACATCATAAGATAATGACCCCAAAGATACTGGAAAAACATTTTGAAATCTTATTTCTGTTTTAGCAATATTTTTATTATTTAAAACCGTTAAAGTTGCGTCTGAATATATACCACCTTCGCTAAGTGGTTGTGGTGTATTTGTTCCTGTTGCAGCTGTACTTCTTGTAGAACCTGGAAATCTATCAGCACCTGTTGCTTGTAAATCTTGAAATTGAGTATAATCTTTCGGAAATCCTAGACCTGTGATCCAATCATGCAACTCTTTATAATTATTTAAATTTTCATCTACTATAAAAGATACATCTAAAGCCTGATATGTAACCTTGTCACCAACACCTGCAATATCTTTTAATGGTGTTTCTTGAGTAGTTGCACCCAAAGTTATACCAGGTATGTTTGCTGTTTGTATAAAAAATTCTACTTGTGGTAATTTAGTGATTTTAAACCTAAACTGAATCGGACTTGCATAGTCCATTTTATCAGGAGCTCTAGTTTGTACATTTGTTGTTGTCATACTACTATTTATAATGAATTTTAGACCAAAAAAAAGGCGGACACAAAGGTCCGCCTTTTTAAAAATAATCTTTTTACAGATTACATGATGTTAGTAACTTTTACACGTCTGTAATAAACGTTTTGGTCTCCAGCTGCAGGTGACGTTAAGTCAATTGCACCTAGACCGTTAGAAGTTGCGAAAGGATTAGCAACCATACCGTATCTGGTTTTAAACCCGATCTTAGGTTGGAAGCTATCTTGACCAACTGCTCTTACCATTTGTAATGGCACATAAGGACAATAGAATAGTCCAGAGTCGTATGGTGA